AAACCGAACATTATTGTGTTCATCTGGATATTTAAGTAAATGTTCCAACTGGCTTTTTATAAAATGATACACCTCGCGCATGGTTCTTGTTTGAGAACCGCCCACATCACATACCATTTTGAAATTAAAATAATTTGTGAGTCCATCCGATTGAATGCACCCATCAAAATCTTCAGACCATTCAAACCCATCCAATGATTTCATCGGGCTTGGATTTGAACGCATTGTAAAATCTACTACATTTATACGGACATTTGATTTATGACAAATAGAGTTTGTTATTTTATTAACCATTCTCCGTTGATACATCTCGCACTCTGTATGCTTTCCGTTTTTATACCATTCTGTTGTATTTCTCCATTGTTTAGTTTGTAAATTAGAACTGATTATTTCCATATTTTGAATTGAATCCATTTTATAATATAGTTACAAATGGTTACAATCTCATTTCAATTTCATTTCAATTTAATTTTAATATTAAAGAGCAAATAAACTACTTAAATAGATAAGTATTGGTAGTATGCGCTCATATAGTGAAGTTGGTTATCACACCAGTCTTATAAGCTGGTATCTGCGGTTCAATCCCGCATTTGAGCATCAAAATAAATATAAATCGAATGAGTTATATTTATTCAAACGCAACTAAAATATTTTGAATAATATGATAATAATCGTCGATGGTGTCTTTGTCTTGTTTAGAAATATTTAAAAGATTGGATGCTTCGTATAATGAGTTTTTTATTGAGACAAGTTTGTCTTTGAAATGATTTGTTTGTTCACTGCTATTTGTTATCGCAAGCATGTGTTCAAAATATCTAAATTGCTGTTTAATTGTGTTTAACACGTTATTTAAGTCGGGGTTGTGGTTAATAGTCATTTGATGGTTGATTAATATATACAGATGTTATTAAATTATTTGTGATATATATTGTTTAAAAAGTTATACGGTTTGCGTGTGAATCTACGGTTATTCTTCTTTTTAAAGGTTTTAAAAGGTCTATTCTTTTTTGTTTTGTATATTTGATTTTGATGGAGTTTTTTGTTGTTGTTGTTGTTGTTGTTGTTGTTGTTGTTGTTGTTGTATTGTTGAAAATGGTTGGTATCCGTAGGTCGGTATCGTAAAAAGTATTGTTCATATTCTGGTGTATTCCTCGTCAGCTCTTTATATTTCGCCGACTTTTGTGCTCGCAATTCTTCAATTGTTAATGTTTTACCAATACATTCAAGACTAAAACGACGAAGTAATCCGCGTTGTTCTAAACGATTCTCCTGTTGTGCATTAAACAAGAAAGACGCCATACATAATAAACGGCTCACATTGTAATATGGCCGTTTAATGTATATAAATGCTAAATAAAACTGAGTATAGTGTCAATCGTCGCAATATTAATACTATATCCCTTATCTTTTATGACATTATAACTATGACATCCGACTGGTTCGTAAATAAAACATATCATATCTTTCCCGACTCGGACCTCGTAATGAACTGAAATTAATTCGCCGATAGGTTCATGTTTTATAACTTTAACGTTTTTAATGTTAATATCTTCTAATCTTTCTTTTACGATTTGAGCGACAACTTCAGGATTTTCAATAAAAACGTCAAAATCAGGTATTTCGTTATTCACTTTAGTTTGAAGCTCTGGCGGCATGAATCTTGAATATTGCGATAATGCGTATCCGCCAAAGAATACTACGTTTTGGTCTATCAATGTTTGTTTGACACTTTCGCCTATTTCACGCATTTGTTCGGGGTTTTCTATTGTTCTTTGAAAAACTCCTTCTTTACAATCAGGAGACTTCAATGGGTGAAATTTATTTAATAAAGATAATCTTTTTAACACTTTTTCCCAACGACTCACATCTCCATTTGGTCTGGATAATTCTAAATACATCGCCATTCGCAAATAATTTGGAGGTGCATATAGAATACCAGCAACATGGACCGCTTCTTTTGATAATGAAGTAAATAATTCTTTTGGAATTAATGTTATATCCGCGATTGGAATAAAATTGACATACACCTTATATGTCCCATGATGCATTCCACTTTTGCCTTCTATTTCTATAAATCCTTCTTTTGCGAATAAATCACATAATTCTTTTGTATCCACCAATGCATCTGATGTAAAAAAGTCATAATCTGGTATTTCCATATCTTTATCATAAAATTGCGATTGTTTTGGAAGTATATTATTAATCGCGGTGCCTCCATAACAAATTAATTTTTTATGTCGAATAAATCCTTCTACAACAGCAATCATCTTTTTAACATCGTCTGAATTTACTATATGTGTTCCATGTTTTTCTTCTACGTTGTCTACCGCCGCTCTTAATATAGTTAATTCGCATTCATCAAACGAAAGACCCTTGCATTTACTATCATTTAAAACTATTTTTTTCTTTGTTTTAGGCATGATATATATATTAATATAATATTTAATCTATAACCAGGTCTGTTTTCAAAATAAAAGCATTATCCGCAAAAACCGTATTATAATTTTTTAATAGCGGGTCTGTAAGTGTGTCTGATTGGTATTTCATGGCGACCATATTCGGTTGTAAATTAATAATTTTATTCAAATCAATATTATCTGGATTTGTTCCGTCCGATGGAATAACGATTGACATTGTTTTTAGTTTTTTAAGCTCCTTAATTTCTGGTTTAGATAAATTTTGAAGTTGAGAATATTTTTGTAGTCGAAACGTATCTGTTCCGCTTACCATATTATAAGACATTCCTGATGTTATATATGCCTTATTTTCTCCATTAACTATAATAATAATTTTACGCATTAATTCTGACAATTTAGTCGTTGGTAAAACATCTCCTACATATATTTGTGGAAGCACATCCGGTTGAATCATGACATTCAAGGCTGAAAACATTTTAATATTATTGCTTTTAATTCGTAAATGAATAAATAACGGGTCATCCGGATTAGGCGATATATCTCCTGTAAATGCTTCATCTGAAATAAGCGTTAATACCTCATTAAATGGTAGCGAATTATATGTTTCTTTAGTATGATATGAATTGGAGGTCGATGTCGCAACAACCGGAATGTTATCAATCGAGAATATTTCAAAATCAAGACACCTGACACCTTGTTTAAGTATAGCAGTCAATATACATGTTCCTACGTAATCGTTCGAATAATTACCTAAACTACAACAATTATATGCGGTTTTAATATAAAATTTGTTAAGCGAATTGTTTGTCTTTTGCGAACTAACCGCCATGGTATTTGTTTTATTTTGGAACTCATCATTAATACTTGCACATTTTCTGGAAGGTATCAATAGTTTATATACAAAGTATAAAACGGCGCCAATTGTCAAAACAGTCGCGAACGACGATATGATAAAGGTAGCCATATCTTTGTTTGAAAATAAATCCGTTATTCTTTTTTCAATATCAGACATTCTATATATTAGTATCCTAAAAAACAGTTAAATAATAAATAATAGTCATTAATAGTAATGCCGGGCGGATTAATGAATTTAGCATCCACAGGACAACAAAATATAATATTAAACGGGAATCCATCCAAAACGTTTTTTAAATCAACTTATGCACAACACACCAATTTTGGACTTCAAAAATTCAGAGTGGATTATGCGGGACTAAAGACATTGCGACTAACGGAAGAATCCACCTTTGTATTTAAAATTCCCAGATATGCCGACTTATTAATGGATACATATATATCATTTAATTTACCTCATATTTGGAGTCCTATCTACGAGGGTCTTGATAACGCGGGCGTTCAGGTAGAAGACCCGGTTCCATATAAATTTAAATGGATTGATAATATCGGAGCCAAAATGATTTCAAAAGTAAGCATAACGTGCGGCAATCAAACTTTGCACGAATTTTCAGGCGATTATTTGCTGGCGTCCGTTCAGCGTGATTATTCAACGGAAAAACGGGAATTGTTTAACCGGATGATTGGACACGTTGCGGATTTAACCGACCCTTCAAATGGTGAAGGGCGACATACAGGTATGTATCCGAGCGCGGAATATACTGACCATATATCCGGAGCAGAACCATCTATCCGAGGAAGAACACTTTATATCCCTTTAAATTCGTGGTTTTCATTTAAAAGTCAAATGGCGTTTCCTTTAACCTCATTGCAATACAATGAATTGCATATAATTATAACATTCCGCCCAATACGTGAATTGTTTAGCATTTTAGATGTGCAAGATACGGTCGGACTGAATCCATATATAGCTCCCAATATGAACAAAACATATATGCAATTTTACCGTTTTTTACAATCTCCACCAACCAATGTTATTAATGATACAGATGTCGCATGGACTGATAAAAGGGTTCTCTGGGATACTGATATTCATTTAAATTGCACCTATTGTTTTTTATCAAAAGACGAAGCAAAATTGTTTGCCCTGCAAGAACAAAAATATTTATTTAAACAAGTTGTTGAAACTAAACTATATAATTTGACGGGTGCTTCAAAAACGGATATTAAATCACTTGGAATGGTTTCTAATTATCTTTTTTATTTTCAACGTAGCGATGTCAAAGACCGGAATGAATGGTCGAATTATACCAACTGGCCGTATATTTTTTTACCACAAGATGTTTTCACTTCGGATACTCTATTGGAAACAACCGGTGTCCAAAATGCACAAAATGTTAAAAACATACTTGTTAGTATGGGTCTTTTATTAGACGGAACTTACCGAGAAAATGTTCAACCTGTTGGTGTTTATAATTTAATTGAAAAATGTATAAGAACCAGTGGAAATGCACCGGATGGATTATACTGTTATAATTTTTGTTTGAATTCAAACTCTCAAGAAATGCAACCGTCCGGCGCTATTAACATGAGCCGTTTTAATCAAGTCGAACTCGAATTTTTAACTATTTCTCCGCCGTTAAGTGCAATGATACAAACAACCGCCTTTTGTGATTCAACTGGTGCAATTGTTGGTATTAATAAACCTGTATGGCGAACATATAATTACAATTATGACTGCACTGTCTTTGAAGAACGATTTAATATGATTACCTTTATTGGTGGAAATTGCGGTTTGATGTTTGCGACTTAACTGTATTTAGTCGTTTTAGAAGACAAATAATATATTCAAATAATATAATAATGTCAACGACAACAAAAACACAACCATCAAATAGTAGGAGAGCAAATAAATCAACTCCGATTATTGAATTCGGAAAATCCTTATCATACAATTTTATTTGGGTATTATTTGGTATTATATTTTTCAGTATCCCCGCTTTATATACCTCCTTAATCGCGAATGCCGGCGGAATGACGGTTGATAAATTAACTGCAACCACTGTTGGTAAAGAAGATGAAATTGCTCACGTTGTTAAGGTGTTTGAAGGATGGTTTCCGCCAAAACTCGTTACCAAGCATGAAACACATATTCGTTTTGATACTTCATCACACGACTATGCGAATGAAAAGTTTAGAACATTATTTCCAACCTCGATACCGATTGGGTATTTTATGTATAGTGTGTTGAAAAGTATGATTGATGCAAATTATTCAACTTCTATGGGTTTGCACAAAATGTTCTATAAACTTCCAGAATCAGCAACCATGTTATTAGCCATTGGAGTCATGCCTTTATTTTATTTCGTGATGTTTTTTGTAAATATATTGTTAGCAGTTATATTTCATATTTATCATTTTAAAAAATATTTTATATCGTGTGTCAAAGACGAAACAGATGCATCTAAATGCTCGGAATCTGCCGATTATGGACCGGTTAGTTGGATTTCTTTGTTTGTATATGGAATGTTTGGATTTTTTCCATCGGTCATGTTTATTATACCCGCTCTCACTATTATTTATTGTCATATTACGCCTCTTCTTGTTAATTCTAAATTATCCAAAGGACCAAATACAAATTACGATTTTTTTCACTTTATTGGCGGGGTTTTAACATATAAACGACAACTTATTATGTGGATTATTTCACTTGTTTTATTAAAAGTAATCGCATCTACCTTTGGGATGGCTCAAGCGGGAGGATGTTTAGCCGCTATTTTATGCTTGGCTGGTCTGTCAAAAATATATAGCAAGTATATTCCAGAATGTGCGATTAAAAAATAATACTTAAATGGAGAATGTAATGTATAAGTAATATGAAGAAAAATAACAAAATTCCATTTGTGAGTATTTGCACACCCACTTTTAATCGTCGTCCATTTATCCCATTTATGATAAAGTGTTTTGAACACCAAACATACCCAAAAGATAAAATGGAATGGATTATTGTAGATGATGGATTTGACCCGGTTGGGGATTTAGTTGCACATTTACCATGTGTTCAATATTATAAATACGACAAAAAAATGACACTTGGAAAGAAACGGAATGTAATGAATTCAAAAGCGTCCGGTAGTATTATAGTGTATATGGATGATGATGATTATTACCCACCAGAGCGTGTTATGCACGCGGTAGAAACATTGCAGGCAAATCCAATAGCATTGTGTGCGGGAACAAGCGAAATGCATGTTTATTTTAAACACATTCAAAAAATGTATCAATTCGGACCATATGGTCCAAACCATTCGACCGCGGCGACATTTGCCTTTCGACGAGAATTATTGTTACAAACAAAATATGACGAATCTAATTGTTTAGCAGAAGAAAAAGTGTTTTTAAAAGATTATACTATTCCATTTGTTCAATTAGAACCGTGTAAATCAATTTTAGTCATTTCTCATGCACACAATTCATTCGATAAACGAACTTTGTTAAATGAACCCAACCAGTTTGTTAATGTATCTTTGAAAACTGTAAATGATTTTATTCGAGAACCAGAATTAATGAAGTTTTATATGCATGATGTAGATGCATTGTTGCAAGTATATGACCCTGGGTCGCCAATCCATAAACAAGACGTAAATGACCAAATTATTAAATTAAAAGAAGAACGGGAGAAAATGACACAAGATTACCAAAATTCGGCAATGTTTAAAATGGAACTGCAAATGCGAGAACAAATGCAAACACAATTACAACATTGTGTTAATCATTATGAACAAAAATTAGCAGAAAAAACAAGATTGGTAACAGAAACATTGAAACGTAATAAATTGTTAATGACCAGAATTGCAGAATTAGAATTAGAAAGATTAAACACAAATAAATAACAATAATACAATCAATATAAAAATATGACATTTATTAAAACAATAATGTCATACTATGAAGATAATTACACCCCAGAAGATGCGTGTCATCGTGAAACCCAAATTGCATCCAGAAAGGATACTTTGACAGCAATGCGAAAGGAAAATAATGAAAACTATCACACTGTTAAGTTGCGATATAATAACAAATGGAAGGGTCATTATTTGTCATCCATAAATATCTCATATTACAGAACATTAGTGCAAAGCGGGACGCGTATTATTCATGCAATCACGGGGGAACAGTTGCCCGGAGTTGTTGGTAGTTTAGATGAGAACCGATACTTTAAAGTGAAGGTTTCGTCGTTTGGACAGGAGAACAATGGTAATTTGTTCTATTTAAGCCCAGAAGAGTATGAAAACCATCAATTTTGTTGTGTAAGTCAGACAACACGAGATAAATGGCGCGCCAAACAATAAATCACGTCATTCTTGATATAAATAATCATAATTTATATCAATTCGGTAAAAAAAGGGGAATCCCATGTGCTCTTATGAGCTAATAATGGAATTTTACAAATGCTTAAGCGCAAACCCTTAATTTATTTTTTATTTTTTCTTAAAAGTTGGAGTCTTCCCACACATACTTCGTTTTGTTTGAATTAATATTTCGTCCCTAAGTTTCTTGTCTTGTGCGGTCGAACCGGGAATAAATCCTAAAGTGCTTGGAACTTGAGACCCTCCGAAATAGAATGGAACTTGTTGGCTTTGCATAGCGGGATGGTCGGGTTGAAGTAAATTTGGACCCCGAAAATGTTTATTTCTGTCAATCATAGTATCATAATATTGACACCGATTATTCACATTTGATAGTGCTTCACCGAATGACATGTTATTATTTGCAGCAAATTGACTTGTTTTGTCGACCCATTTATTTTCGGTTTTTGGATCCGATGTTTTTGTTGTTGTAATAACTGTCTTTGAGGTTGTAACCGTCTTAGTAGTTATTACAGACTTAATAGGTTTATTCTTATTTTGAGACATTTTATGATAACGTGATAACAATATAATAGTTGGTAAAAATGCAAATAAAAATTATTAAAATTAATATTTCATTTTTTAAATTTAATTAACGACATTTTGTTATACTAAAAATGCATTTTGAGACCCCATAACTCTACACCCCGTCAAAATCTTTATAATTCGTCATCCGACGTTTCAATATCCACTACAACCATATCGGTTATGTTAATATTCGTGTATTTTTCAATATATCTATATATTCGATTAATATCTAATTTTGTGATTTCGGACGGTTCAAGTATCGCAATTATTTCTGTATCTGAATGATTCTTTTTTAAATGTAAGAAAAACCCAAATATGTCTTTTTTATCCATTCCAAGTTGCAATGCTAAATTTTGGATGAAAATCGTGTTATTATATTCTGTAGAATACTTTGTTAATACCTTGGTAAATCTAACTTCGGTCGGATTATATTTTTTATGTTTTACAAAGGTATCGTGATATTTTTTATTTGTTGCAAATGTTTTAATCAATGAACTCATTTCATTGAATATCCATATTTGGTTTTGAAACGTAACTCGGTCAATATAATCCGCAAAACATATGCTATTTAGCGATTCAATGTAAAACGGGATGGACTCTGATTTTTTCATTTTCCCCAATACATCAATTATATTTTCATGCCATAATAATCCAATAATTGTTCGGTCCGTTTCACTCATAACTGTTAAATGGTCCGACATTGAATACGGGGTGTTAATCATTTTTTGAACAATTTGTCTTGTATCGTCATTATAGGATTTCATTTGAAAAATATTTTGTATAATGTTTGTATTCAATGTTTCTTCATTATTTCTGTAGATTTGATACAATGTATTTATTTTTCTTAAATCACCTTGGATAAATTGAATGATATTTATTTTTAACGCATCGGATATATTCGGCAATAATTGATTAATAATATTGGAAACCTGAATATTTGACGGTTTTTTCAATTCAACCACATTGCATACCTTAATCAATTCTTTAATCTTTTTATCCACATGGTAATTACCAATACATACAATAGGATTTAATGAAATATCTTCCAAACGTTGTTTTTTAGTTTTTTTAGGACGGATTACTTTGATTAGTGCATTAATCCCCCCTTTATCTCCACTGTTCATTCCATCAATTTCATCCATTATAATCACAATTTTTTGCGGTTTTTGATTAAATAAACTCATAATATTGGTGTCTGACATATTATGTTTTGTGATTGTGTCTATAATGGATTTATTACGAATATCACCGGCATCATACTTAATAATATCATAATTTAACTCTTTTAAAATATTTGTTATAAATGTGGTTTTCCCTGTTCCAGGGTCGCCATAAATGTATATTCCTTTTTTTGTTAGCAAGTTTGTTTTATTTTCCTCATACGAACGGAGAATTGTTTTTATTTTTAAAACATCCTCTTGTCGGTCCAATAATATATTTAAATCTAATTTTTCCATTTGTTAATAATTATTATTCTATATTTAGATGGTTTCGATTACCTTTAGTTTTTTTCCGTATTCGTTCTATAAAAGCGGTTAACACGCTTTTTCTTATTATATCGTGTTATACCAACACTTAATAATGTAGCTAATACAACTAAAATATATGCAAAAAAGAAACCAAGATTAAACCAACTTATTACGTCGGGCAAAAATAACAATGGACGCCACCATCCGTAAATACAACCGGTTATATAAAGCCCAAAAATAGATGGTATCAAAATAGAACTTAATACAATTAATACTGTTTTTTCTGCTTCAACTATGTTTTCTAATCTGTCAACCTTTCTAAATACCCCTTTTTTTCCAGTCGGGTTAGAATTAAAACATTTTAATGTAAAAGGAGTTTTCGGTCCAGATGTCAGACCATCCCAAACAAATCCATATTTATTCGCCCATGCTTTTTTATTATTCCCAAACTCTGATGTTGGAATTGTTAAGGTTTGATTGGTTTGATTGATATAGTCGTTTTCATCACGACATGTCGGTCCAAATAATGTCGTGTCGGTGCCGAGACCTGTATAATATTGTAGATTACCAATATTTTGACCACTTAAATCCACCGGTGCATAGTTCATAGTGCATACTTGCCCTTGATAACTTGGGTCCCAACTCAAGTCCCAATAATCTGGACACGGGGCAATACCAGGAGTCCAGTCTTGTTTGTCGCTTAATGTGTTATATACAACCATAATTATTTTAAGCAATAATACGGCACCCAATATTAATATAACAATCCATTGCAATGATAATTCAATGTTAAACATTATACTAAATAAACAGATAATATAATGGTTTTAATTTAATCCATCCCAGGTGATTCCGTATGTTTGCGCCAACTCTTGGTTTTCTTTAAATGAACCTGGTGTGTATGATAAATTATGATAACTGTTATAATAATTATTAGTAGATGGTATATTATATGAAGCATCCGCAAGCAACCAGACTTTAGCGGAGTCGCGTCCATTCGTCGTGTTTCCAAATGTCCAATTATTTGACACATCATTCCATGTGGCGCTTGAACCAAAACAAGTAGGATTTGCAATGTTTGCCGAAATATCAGTCCAATGAATTGCCGCACAACTCATATCTGTTAAATAATGACCCGCGTTAGCATCCGTATATGGCGGGAAACTCAACTTACTTACGCAATTAGCCCCGCTAATATCCCATTTATCAGGGCACTTGGCGATTGTTCCTATTTTATTTGTCGAAACCGCACTATTCATCATATACCCAATAACAGTTAATGTAATAATCAACAAAATAATCGCGATAATAATAACTATTTTTTGAAAAGACATGGAAGAAGACACACCTGAAAGATTTATAGCCTCCATTAATATATATAATAGCAAATACATTATTTTGCTTAATTAATCACAAAATAACAATAATTAGTTTGTTAGACCGTCCCAAGTAATTCCATACGCTTTGGCCCAATTAACATTAGTGTCTAACGACGAGTCTAAACTGTGGATTAATGGACTTGTAATTTTATAAGTGTGTGCTGGAGTATCCGTTGTAGTAATAGTTCCGGTTCCATGTGATGCTAACAAATAGCAATTACTGGCGTCCAATCCATTGGTCGTATTTCCTTGTGTCCATCCAGTCATGCAAATATTCGAACCAGTAGTTGTCCAACCAGGTATATGACCACATAAGTTAGACGAACCCGATGCACCTGTTGCATTGCACGACA